GAGCATCATCGCCGCATCGCCATCGCTCAAGAAGCCTCGCGTGGGCGCAAACAGACTATTGCGCATCGCTGCCGCATTGCTGCCACCAAGGAGGCCAACGTCTCGCACGTCTCTACTGCTGAAATCATGTTGGCCGATTGGTTGCACGAGCGCGGCATCAATTCCATTCCACAGAAGGCCATCGGCCCATACAACGTAGACCTCGGAATCCATCCCGTCGCCGTGGAAATCTTCGGCGGTGCCTGGCACGCGGGCCGCGATCGCAAATCCCCGCGCGCGCGGTATATCCTCGACCAAGGTTGGCACCTGGTAGTCATCTGGGCCCACGGTCGGCGCAGTCCCATCACCCCCGCCGTCGCAGACTACGTTGTCACCTTCCTTGATGAACTGCGCCGCAACCCATCCCCGATCCGTCAGTATCGGGTGGTTCGGGGTGACGGTCAGGAACTTGCCCGAGGCAGTGCGGATGCTGACGACATCACCCTCGTAGTGTCTGGCTACGAATCCTATCGGGAGCGGGCCCGAGACGGTCGTTCCTGGCGTTAGGCACCTTCCGCACGTATGGTCGTACATCTCCATCCCTACGGGGATGCGCTCGCCGTCCATCGCGAGGCACGCCAGACAGGTACGGTCGTCTTTCACCGCCACGCGCCGCTTGCCGCTCACCACGCCGCTCTCGCGATACTGAAGGTCGCTCGCCGCACGATAGGCCCGCAGCTGCTGGTCCCGCGCGATGGTGAGCGCCTTCTGCAGTCCGCCGGTGAGCCCGCGCTTCATCGCGCTGGCCGTCTTGCGCGGGTTCCAGCCACGCGCCGTCGCCTCGATCAGCGTGTCGATCAGCCCCTGGACCGCGGCGGGCGCCAAGGTCCGTTGCTGCAGCACCCCGAACAGCGGCCCGCCATCGGCCGTCAGCCCGACCAGGTATTCCACCGCTTGCACCGGGAGCCGGTTGAACCCCACGCGCACGCCGAACGTCTGGGCCACCGCACGAATCGCGCCTTGGGCGTGATTGAGCCCGAGCTGCACCAGGCGCTCTTCGCCCGCCAGGATGATCTCTGTCGCGCGGCGCTCGTAGCGGACGATCTCCGCTTGAATCTGCGCCAACAGCGACTGGTAGCGCGCCATGCGGTAGATCTGCGCCTCGGTGATCACCTCACCCGCCGAGCGTAGCCGGGCGATCTCCTCGGCCAACGCCTGAATGTCACTGGCCAGCGAGCGGTCGACGGTCATCCAGGCGCGCACCATGCGGTTGATCTGCGTCGCCTCATAGCCCAACAAGGCGCGCTTGAACTCGTCCATCACCTGGAGGTAGAGCGGGTCGGTGACCATTAGGCGCCATCCTCATCCGCGTCGCCCTGGTCGAATTGCCGTTGCGCGCTCACCATCGCCGCGGCGAGGGTCTCCTGCTGCACCTTGCGCGCCACTTGAGCGTCCTGCTCCATCTGCGCGAGGTAGGCGTCATCCTTGCCCTCATCGCGCAGCACGGTCGCCAAGGGCATCCCGGCGCTCACGCTCTGCTGCCGGATCGAGGCCTGCGCCGCGGGCTGCACCGTCTCAGGCCGGTCGAAGAGCGGCGTGATGTCCGTCTCTTCCACTTCCTGGCCCAGGAGCTGTGCCATGAATGCCGCGACCTTTTGCCAGGTCGATGAAAAGCGCTCGATGTAGCGGCCACACTTTTTATTGAGCGGCGCTTCCATCGCGATCAGCGCGTCGCCGGAGGGGTCGCCACCCTGCTGGTAGAAATAGTGCTTGGGCGTGCGCGTGATGATAGCGATGGCCGTCGCGAGCTTGTCGATCGCGGTGAGGTAATAGGAAATGTCCGTCTGCTCGAACTCACCCACCTGCGTCGGCTGTCCGTCGCCGTCGCCGCCCGGGATCACCCAAATCTCGTTCGGCGCGTTCTTGAGTCGCGGCGGTTCGGCCTGCGCGATGATGTACCGCTGCCTAAACGCCCCAAACTCGGCGGCCACCATCATGTCGCTCAAGAGCTTGTTGACCGCGTCCTGAGGCGTGATGGCGTTCGCGAGCTCGCTCTGCGCCTTACGCCGATCGCGGCGGAGGTGAAACACCGGGATCACGCCGAATGGGTTGTCGGCCGTGGGCCTCTCGGCGGGCTTGAACGCGCTGGCGCTCGAGACACTCTCCGCCTTTTTCGTGCTCACGTAGTACTCGAGCCGGTCGGGGTAGTAGAGCGTCAGCCGATACTTTTCTTCCGCATCCACCCACCACTTGGCCGCCCACAGCTTGCGCCGCGGATTGTCCGGGTCGTACTCGACGTGACACTGCCGCGGATCGTTGTAGAACGCCTGGATCTCGCTCGATTCCTCGTCTTTCCAAACAATGACGAACGCCTCACCGCACACGAGCGCCGCGAGATGAGCGTCGTCCGAGTCGAGGTTCAGCTCCGTCTTGGCGAACGCCTGGTTAAGCGCCTCGGTGAGCACGTCGTTGTCGGTCACCTGAAAGCCGCTCAGGTTGATGCGGTCCATCGTGGCGTCGATCACTACGGCGCACCAGTTTTCAACGAATCGCGCGTCGATCCTGGCGAACACCTCGCGCAGCCGCGCGGTGGAATAGACCAGTGGATGGTCGCCGTCATAGTAGCGCCAGAGCAGCGTGTACTCCGCCGCTTTGTCCTTGAGCGCCTTATAGGCCTTCGCCAGGTCCGTTGCCGGTACCGTCATCCCTGATAGCTCCCACCCACCCAGCGTTTCGCACTCGCCCCCGCCGCTGCGAGTGCCAAGGCCAACGCCCAGAACTTGTCCGCGTGGTGCTTTTCGTTCGTCTCGGCGTCAAAAGTGTTGTGCTTGGCCGCCGTGACCTTTCGCTTGATCGAGTGGATCTGATACGCCAGGTCACGGTCCAGCGGAATCGGAACACGCTGGCGCTCAAAGGCCAGCCGCGCGCTGACCGCCCACACTTCTTTGCTCGGATTGGTAAAGTCGACCCCTTGCGCCTTGCCCGTCAGCCGCTTCAAGTTCTCGGCGAGCTGCGCCCCGATGCCGTTTTGGTCGACCAAGACTTGCGTGAACGGCAATGCCTTGATCAGCGCCACGAAACACTCCTGCTGGTCGTCGTAGCTCACCCTGTCGAGGCTGACACTCAACCTCAGCGGCAGCGCCTCTGTCGTGCCCCGGCCCACGACCATCATCTCGGTGAGGTCGTGCTTGCGGCCAACGTCGATCCCGCCGGCGAAAGCTTCCTCGCAGCGCCGCGCCTTGATCGCGGCCAGGATCTGCGGGATAAGCGCCTTCGCCTCGCTCGTACTCTTTGCGTGCCACCACAGGTGCTCGGCGTTCTGGTTCTGCTGGATCAACTCCCACGAGATCCACGCGGTGGCCTCATCCACCCAGGCGCACTCGTACTCTTGCTGGAAATCTTCGAGGAACATGTTCTCGAAGATGTCGATGAGCGCCGGCGTGCCGAGCTGGTAAACGCGCTCCGCCGTGGGCATCGCCGGAGCGAGCTGCGCCGCTATCCTGACGTCCTTACACAGCGCCCCGACTCGCCACCAGGGAATGTAGCGCCGGTGGCCGTCGTAGCCCGGATACCTGCGAAGGCTCTCGGTGACGATCTCCCAGAAGAGGCCGCGGGCGCCGAGGGGCGACGAGCCAATCCTGATATAGCCGTCGCCCTTGACGGTGGCCGGCAGCGCCGCCCGGTAGATCTCCCGGTCCATCCCTTCCGGGTAATGGGCCATCTCATCCAGGTAGATCCTGGCCCGGGGCTTGCCGCGCGGTGGCCGGCATGGGTGGCTGATTAGTCGTGAGCCGTTGTCAAACTCTAGCTCTGTCTGGCTATCGCGGATCAGCCGCGGCCTCACCGGCGGATCGATGGCCTCGATGATGGCCCGCGCGTAGCGGATCTTTTCCCGCGCCTCGTCTTGGTTGATGGAGACGAAAATGTGCGCGGTGTCTTTCTCCAGGATGCCATCGAGTACCGCGTCGAGCGCGGCGGTGAATGACCAGGCAATCTGCCGCGACTTGACGTCGATGCCCCAGCGTGTCGTGTTGTTCAGGTACGCGACCTGGAACGGTTCCCACGTGGCGCCAGGGATACCCGACGCGGCCTCCAGGTCGATGAACTCGAGAAAGTCAGCTTTGAGCGTCTGCAGGTGCACATTCGCCGTCCCCATCATCGAGCGCTTCCAGCTCTGCTCGCCGCTCTTCACGCTGGCGCTTCCACGCCTCAAGATCGAGGATATTCACGTTGACCTCGGCGGCGGCGCCGTCCTTGAACATCCCCAGCGTCTTGCCGACGAGCTGCAGCGCCGACTGCGCGTCGTAGAGCTCGATGCTCAACCCGTTCTTGGGACTGTCGGCGTACTTTCTCACCAGGTGCGCGTACTTGGGATCGACCAGCTTGGCGGTGTCGATCTGGACGCGGCGCAGGAGATATTGCGGGAGCTTGTTGCCGTTCTCATCCACAAGCACCCGGGTCCGCACGATCTCGTACGTGGGCAGCGGCTCCTCGATCGTCCAGAACTCGACCACCTGGAAGAACACGCCGATGTCGCCACGCGCCTGGTCGACCAGGCGCTGCAGCACCTCGTCCGTGGTGAGTTGCGTCGCTTCCTCGAACCGCGCCTTGATCTCGGCCTGGACGTCGAGGTTCTCCATGTTGCGATGTGCCAGCTCGCGCGCCGAGCGCAGCGAATACCCCGCGCGCCGCGCCGCCTCTGTGGCGTTGCGACACTGGAGGTAATGCTCGACGAACGCGATCTGCCGCCGCGTGAGTGCCACCGATTCTCCCCTGACAACAAAAAAGCTCGGGCCTGTGGACCCGAGCTTAACATGGGGCGATGACAGCTAGTGTCGCAGAGATTTACGACTGGTCAGGAATAGCCCCCTTCGCGGCGGCAAGGGCGGCGGCTTCCTCTGCTATCAGGGCGACCGCCTCCTCAATCGTCTTGGCGCACCCCACGGAAACCGCCATGATCTCGTATACCTCGTCGTAGTAGGGCTGAGAGGATGCGCCCGCAAAAGCACTCCATCGCAGCTCGGGCCTCGTCTCGTCGTGGTATCGCTCGATCACCCCGCCAACCGGCATCCCCTCGACCGCCTTCCCCGTCTCGGCAAGCGGCGTGAGCGCGGCAACGGTGGCTTCGAGCCGCCGCACGGTGGCCTCGTAGCGGCGTACTTCTATTACAACGGCGCCAGCGAAAACCTCAATCACCCTGTCTTGCCCGAGCGCGTTCCATCGTTCCATAGAGGCGACAAGGCGCTCCCGCTCCTCTTTCGTGTACGGCTCGTACTCAGCCACCGGAACCCTCCTTGACGTGGGCGTATCCCCACCTCATATTCATGCCCGACTGCCTCCGCTTGGTGGCATCGGGGTTGCCCTTGCCCATATCCTCGAAGGTCTCAACTACCATTAAGGCAAGCGCGTCCTTTGCCTCATCCATCGCGTTCACGAGGGCGAAGCGGCGCTCATCGGATATGTCGCCAAAAATCTGACTCCACCACTGCATCACCGCATCGTTGTACTTCTTCGCCGCCTCAATCACCCCCGCCCACTGCGCCAACTCGCGTTCCAGCTGCTCTACCCTTGCCACGGCGCACTCGTGATGGTCGCGCCAACACCCGTCCCAATGCGTCGTGCCGCGCATTCCCGGTCGGTCAACGTTAGGCATCGGGGGCCTCCTTGGTCTCGTGCTTGTCGCAAAAGCCGT